AGGATACGAGCATGTATTCAGTGTAGACGGAGACGGTGGAGCAGAAATGAATCAAATCAAATCTCGTGTGGAGATGAATTCTAAACGATGAAGATCCTACTTATTACGGATCAACACTTTGGTGTTAGGAACGATAATGTCCATTTTATTAATCACTATAGAAAATTCTATAGTCAGATTGTAATTCCTTTTATAAAGGCATCAAAGATTGATACGGTTATTGACCTAGGAGATACGTTTGATAAACGTAGATCTATTAACTTCTTATCTTTAAACGAAGCAAAACAAATGTGGTTTGATCCACTCGAAGAGTTGGGTGTACAAATGCACATGCTTGTTGGTAATCATGATATCTACTATAAAAATACTCTAAGAGTAAATGCTCCCAGAGAATTACTTAAGTCTTATGATTACATTACAGCTTACGATGAACCATGCACAGTTAATTTTGATGGATTAGATATTTGTTTCATTCCTTGGATATGTGATGATAACTATGATAGGACTCTTTATACAATAACTCAGACTGAAGCAACTGTTGCTATGGGTCATTTAGAGTTGAATGGATTTGAAGCACATCCTGGTCATTACATGGAAAATGGAATGGATCCTTCATTTGTCAGTAAATTTAAAAAGGTATTTACAGGACACTATCACCAAAAATCCCATAGAGATAATATCTATTATCTAGGAAACCCTTATCAACTTTATTGGAATGACTACAAATGTAAAAGAGGATTCCACGTCTTTGACACAGACACTCTTAAAACTACTTTTTACAGAAATCCCTTTGATCTTTTTTATAAGCTTCATTATGATAATGGAGTTGACATACCGAACGAGAAAGAACTGGAAGGAGCATTCGTCAAATTAATTGTAGAAGACAAAGGAGATTATTCTAAATTTGATTATCGTATAAGACAACTGCAAGACATTGGTTTAGCAGATCTTAAGATCATTGAAGATATAAGTGTGGGAATCGAGAATGGATCGGTTGTAGAGACCGAAGATACTATGACTCTCTTAGACTCATACATAGATGATATAGACATCAAGGCAAATAAAAGTAACATCAAGAATATTATGAGGTCATTATATATTGAAGCTAGTTCTCTATAATGTTTATCTTAACTCAAAAATTAAGTGGAGGTGTCCACGCAACCAAAGATAAATCAAACACTAAAACTGTTCAAGTCTTTGAGGAAGAAGATGACGCAGTACGATTCTTGACTTTATTAGAAGCAAAACCTACTAATAAAGAACCTTGGGAAGTGATGGAAGTGGATACAGATATAATTGCAATGAATTGTGAGAATTATGGATATAACTATGCTATAATAAAACCAGACGAATTAATCATTCCAAAAGACTAACTACATGATTGTTTTTGAAAATATTAAGTGGAAGAATTTTCTTTCCACAGGTGATCATTGGACTGAAATTAACTTTACAGATAGTTCTTCAACTTTAATCATTGGATTAAATGGTGCAGGTAAGTCTACAATTTTAGATGCACTTTGTTTTGCGTTGTTTAACAAACCATTTCGTAGAGTAAAGAGAGGGCAACTGGTAAATAGTATCAATGAAAAAGGTCTTAAAGTAGAATTAGAATTTTCTATTGGTAGAGACGAGTATAGAGTTTTTCGTGGAGCTAAACCTAATGTATTTGAAGTTTATCACAATAACAAACTTGTTGATCAAGATGCTGCGAATAGAGACATGCAGAAGTATCTCGAACAAACAGTTCTCAAACTCAACTTCAAATCATTTACACAAGTCGTCATCTTGGGTTCATCCACATTTGTCCCCTTCATGCAACTCACAGCACCTCACCGCAGAGAAGTTATTGAAGATTTACTCGACATCAACATCTTCTCAAACATGAACTCCTTGTTAAAGGATAGAGTAAGATCAGCAAATAGTCAGAATAAAGATTGCACTCATATGCTTAGATTAGCAAAAGAGAAAGTTGAATCGCAACAAAAGTTAATCAACTCCTTAACAGAAGTTAATCAGACAAGGCAAGATGAGAAACAGATTAAGATGAAGAATAATGATATGACTATTAAGGGATTGGAAAAGGAAAGAGATAATAACAAAATTAAATTAGAAGATTTAACAAAAGAGTTAGATGGTGTTGATGATCAAAGATCATACATTTCTGATCTTAATAGTGAGAAAGCAGAAATCAATGCTGACTTAAAATTAGCAAAGAAAGAAATTAAATTTCTAGAAAGTCATGATACTTGTCCTACTTGTACTCAAGAGATAGATAAGGACTTTAAATTTGCGAAAGTTGGTGTTTTACAAACGGAAGGTGTCAAACTTACAAAAACATTAAAGAAAATTAAATTAGATATTGAAGATCTAATGCAAGATGTTAAACATGCGGATGATCTTTCTATGCAATGTCACGCAGTTAGAACTGATATCCATAATGGTGATAGAGATATTGTTCGTCTTTCAATGGAGAACTTAGAAATTAATAAAGAATTAATTGATCTACAAACTAATACTCCTAACATAGAAAAGGAAACCAGTACTCTAGTTGCGTTTAATAAAGAACTGTCTGTCACTGAAAAAAACTGTAGTAAGATTAGTGAAACCATTGATGAGTATTTTATTGTTTCTAATTTATTAAAAGATTCTGGTATCAAAAGTCAGATAATTAAAAGGTATGTGCCAGTATTCAATAATCTAATTAATAAATATCTGCACAGTATGGACTTCTTCGTTAATTTTACCCTTGACGAAAACTTTAACGAAATAATCAAAAGTCGCTTTAGAGATGAGTTTTCATATTCTTCTTTCTCAGAAGGAGAGAAACAGAAAATTGATTTAGCACTCTTGTTTACTTGGAGAGAAATTGCTAGAATGAAAAATAGTATAGCAACTAATCTTCTCATCCTTGATGAAGTATTTGACAGTTCACTAGATGCTGATGGAACTGCCGAACTTCTCAAGATTTTAAAAAGTTTTGGTAACGATTCAAATGTATTCGTTATTAGTCACAAGGGTGAAATTCTCGTAGATAAGTTTCTACGAACTATCAAATTTGAAAAAATTAATGACTTTAGTAAAATGTCAGAAGACTCCTAGTGAGTTTGTCAGAAGACACATAGGTCCTTCAAAGGAACAGCAGTCTCAAATGTTAGATGATTTGGGTCTTTCTACTATAGAAGAGTTAGTAAGAGACGTAGTTCCAACTTCAATCTTACTTCGTGGAGATAGTAAATTACCAGATGGATGTAGTGAGACAGAAGCACTAGCAGAACTTAAAGACATTGCAAGTCATAATAGAGTCAATAGAAGTTTAATAGGTCAAGGATATTACGGTACAATAGTTCCACCTGTTATCCAAAGGAATGTATTAGAAAATCCTGCATGGTATACATCTTATACACCTTATCAGGCAGAGATATCTCAAGGTAGATTAGAAGCATTATTTAATTTTCAAACTTTAGTTACAGAGTTAACTGGGTTACCAATAGCAAATGCATCCCTTTTAGATGAAGCAACAGCAGCAGCAGAAGCAATGATACTTGCTTTCAATGCATCTAAGAAAAATGTATTTCTTGTAGATACTCTAGTATTTCCTCAAACATTAAAAGTATTACAGACTAGATCAAAACCTTTAGGTATTACTATACGTCCACTTGATACAACAACTGTAGACCTACAGGATGTAGGTGAGGCATTTGGTATGTTAATTCAACTACCAAATAATCATGGTAATATAAAACATCCAGATGGATTACTAAGATGTGCAGAAGTTTATAACGTTACTAAGATTGCAGTAGTAGATCCCATGTGTCAGGTATTAATGCAACCTGTAGGAGAGATGGGATTTGATATAGCAGTTGGATCTATGCAGA